CACACAGTACGATACCATCATCGCGGCGGTCCTTGCTAAGAACTCCGATTCAGAAGAGCCGGATTTTCCAGTCTTCGAACTTAACGGTACTGCCGTACCAGTCGAAGATTCATTCGAGTAGCGCCAGGTTTCGAGTTGTCTGTGGAGGACGACGTATCGGGAAGTCTCTTCTTGGTGGAAGAGAGATCTTCGCACAGGCGGTAATTCCTGAGTCATACATCTGGATCGTTGGTCCTACTATGGACTTGGCCGAGAAAGAATTCCGTGTTGCTTGGAAACTAATAGTTGAACGTGAGCTGATTCCGGTTAGAAGGAAGTCCGAGCGAGAGCTGTTTATGCAGCTCCAGAATGGTACTCATATAGAATGCCGGTCAGAAGAGAACCCGGACCAGCTCATTGGTGAGGGTTTAGATCTTGTTGTCTGCGCAGAAGCTGCTCGCCTTAAGCATCGTACTTGGGACCAGTACCTTCGTCCTGCTCTTGCTGACAGGAGAGGTGACGCGCTTCTTACTTCTACTCCTCGTGGCTTCAATTGGTTTTTTGATTTCTTCAATCGAGGTCAGAAGGATCACCCAGAACATGAAGTTGGATGGGAATCATGGCAAATCCCATCCTCTGAGAATCCGCTTCTCGGAGAAGAGGAAATTGAGGAAGCACGTCGTACATCGACGCCAGAGGCGTTTGCGCAAGAATGGGAAGCGAAATTCATCTCTTATGGCGGGTTGGTCTTTCCTGAGTTTGATCAGAATATCCACGTTCGGTCACATATCTACAACCCATCACTCAGAACTGCCCTCTGGATCGACCCAGGAACGTCCGCGCCTTATTGTGTACTTCTTGTCCAGATTACGCCTGAAGAGGAAGTAAGGGTTATAGATGAGATTTACCTCACTCAGCACACGTCTGATCGCATTATTGCGATTGCAGAAGACAAGTGGGGTGGATACATCCTTAACGACTATCGCCGGCCAAAAGCTGAATTGGAAGTTATTATCGACAAGGCGGCGGCTGAAGCTGCTGCTACTTGGCGACTTCGAGGCTATCGGGCGTGGGGAGAGAAGCCAACTATCAAGAAGGGACTCGAGGTACATCACCAGTTCCTTCGTGATCCCTTACGATCCACACCTGATAGCATTGTTCCAAGAATTACCTACGATCCCAAATGTACCAACGTCATCAAAGAACACGGACAGTATCACTATCCAGACGAAATCAGAAAGAGAATAGACACTAACCCCACGGAGCTCCCTGTGGACGTGGATAACCACGGGATTGATGCTGTGAGGTATGGTTACTACAACACATTCCCTGCACTCTTCAACGAAGATCCTAAGCGAGAAGAAATTGAGTATATGACATACGAAGACCTTGATCCAGGTATTCGAGAGCGAGTTAGTCTCGGAGAGTACTAGTGAATCAGATACAGGAAGTAATTGCTAGGATAACTGGTGTTGATGATGTTGTAGACAATCTCAGCAGCCAGTTAGAGTCTGTGCAGAATGCTAATGTCCTGTTACAACATCAGATAGAAGACATAGATTACCTTAATCTCTATGACCTCCACAATATCATGGATGTTATCCCGCTAGGGGATCGAAGGAAGTATGTCAACCGGATGCGACGTTTGAGGCATGAAAATCCTCTTGCGAAGCAGTCGGTGAAGTTGATTTTAAGGTTTACGCTCGGCCGTGGGGTTCAGATTAGTATCGGTCCAGATCCTGATAAGGCACTACAGGATGCTAGTAACGTTGTTCCACCAGATGAAGATGGGCTTCCTAAGCTGAATGGACTATTTCCAGGACCTCGTAATAACAACTCACGTCTTGGAGCTAATCTCAAGCCACTACCTAGGGCACGTCCACAGGTAAGTGAAGAGGTTGATTCTGACGGAGAGGATCAGCTTAAAGAGATTATAACGTCTTTCTGGAAGGACGGAGAAAATCAAGTCGCTTTGACTTCAAAAGATGCCATGAAAGCTTGGCTAGATGATAATGTTACTGATGGAGAGAAGTTCTTCATTTGTTTCGAAGCATCTGGAGTAGCACCATACGTTAAGCTGACAGAGATTCCTATTGAAGAGATTGTCAGTATTGTATATCATCCAGATAATCGTCTTATTCCGGTTTACTACAAGCGAGTCTGGCAAGAACTGAAATTTGAAGACGACAAGTATGTTATTGATGGGGAGCCTAAGACTCGCTATTATCTTGATCATAACCTTAGTGATGAACAGATTACTAAGGCAAAGAAGAGGATTAGGATTAAGGCTAAAGAAGCAGCTCCAGAAGCTGAGCGAATCTTTCATACCATGGTGAACCCTCTGTGGACGAGGGCTGGGCGACGTGGAGTTTCTGAGCTTTTCGCTTCTCGTGAATGGTTCAGAGTTTACAAGGAATTTATGGAAGATAGGGCTGCTATTAACGCAGCTGCAACTTCAGTTGCTTTCAAGCGGAAGATTAAAGCCGGTCCAACTGGAGTTGCTGGATTCCAAGGCAAGTTCGGTGGAATAGATGTTGGTTATGAGAACCCAGAGAACAATACTGAGATTAAGAAACTCACTCGACCTATAGCTGGTGCTACTTATGACTCTAATCCTGCTGTAGATCTTGATTGGATGAAGACCGATACTGGTGCAGTTAATGCTGAGAAGGATGGTCGGTCACTACTTAGTGCTGCTGGTGCTGGCATTGGTATCTTTAATCACTACTATGGTGAAGGCGGAGACGCGAATTTAGCTACAGCTCAGTCAATGGAACTGCCAATGGTTAAGACCTTCGAGGATTGGCAGGAGTGGGTTAATACGTATCTTGTATCTATGCTATTCTATGTAATTAGGATCGCAACTGATGAAGAAAATGCAAAGAAGCAGATAGATAGAATTAGTGGTACATTCCCTCCACTTATCTCTCAGGATGTTGTGAAGTATACCACAGCCTGGTCGCAGGTTACTCAGAATGTGGCGCCTGGTAATAAGATTGTACACCGTGAAGCTATCAAGGGTGTACTTACAGTTATGAACGTGGCTAACGTTGATGCTATCATGGGACAGGTTGAAGCTGAAGAGGTCGCATTAGAGATTGAGAGGGCGGCTCAGCAGAAGTCTATTTTAGATGCTTTAGTTAATCCAGTAGCTAATGGTAATCATGCCAGGGATGGTAATGATCAGGGACTACCTCCAGATTTGGCTACTGTCGCTAAGGGTAATCCTGCTCCTGAAAGAAATGGGCCTAAGCCCGCTTAAGGATGGTACTTGATCGTGTCTTCTCGGGCCGTAACTCATTCCTTCAGTCTTACAGCCGCTCCTTCGGATCGGTGGATCCATGGCTTCTCCGAGAGACCTTCAGAATTACTGGACGACGTTTTCGTGATCGACTGCTTCACCTCGTGGATGGTCTTGCCGCCGGTCGTATTGATGTTCAGGGATTCTCTAGGGCTTTACCCGGATTACTCAGAGACGGATTTGGAATCACTTTTGCTCTTGGAGCACTCTCAGTCGACCCTTTCCATACACTAACACTGAGAGATATAAGAGTTATCAATGAAGAGATTGAGCAACAGCGGCGATTTCTGAGAGCTTTTGCCAAAGAGATTGCCGGAGGCTTCTACGTACTAGACCCAGTTCAAAGAGCTGGACTGTACTTACAAAGTCTACGAGGGATGTTCGAGCTTGGTAGAATTGAAGCATTACCAGCAGGACCGTACGACTGGGTACTTAGAGACACGGAACATTGCCTTCCTTGTATCCAAGCATCACTCGGTGGTCCATATCAGCGAGAACAATTTTCTGATCTGGGCTTACCTCGTCTTCCTGGCATTCCAGGGAGTGGTGATATCTGTCGTGGGCTTACTAAATGCGGATGTACAGTACTTCTTCATGGAGCGCCAATGCCTAATACACAGCTTCAACAGGATATTCGAGAAGTGTTAATAGAGGTCATGAATGATACAAGTTGAAGACAAGGAGTTCGTGAAAGAGCTACTTCAAAAGACTGGGTATGGATATTCTGAAATCCTCTCAGTCTCTTATTCTGATCGTATTGTGTTAATGAGAAACGGCGGCAAGTACAAGATGGTAGATGATGAAATTGAGCATCTGGCTGGCCCATCTCCAGACCCCAGTGAAAGGATGTAATAATGGCTAAGGATGAGCCCATCCCTGTGGCAGATAATACTCCAAGTGATGCACTCACTGAACGATTCTTGAAGTTGAGTGGTTACAAGGCTGATCAGATCACTGGTGGTCGAGCTGACGCTATGGTCTTCACCACAGATAATGGTGGAAAGTACAAACTGGATAAGAAGGGTACTGTTCTGACCACTCTTCTTGGTCCTGATTATCCGAAGGCTAAAGCTTCTGAGGGGGAAGATAGAGAGGACTAGATGCCTTTTGGTGGATACACAGATTTTGATGAATGTGTAAGAAAGAACTCAGACAAGAAAGACCCCAAAGCATATTGTGGAACCATCAAAGTAGCGGCAGAAGGGAGAAAATTGCCGACGCCGAAGATTGAGGAATTCAGGGCGATAGAACGTTTCGACATCTCAGAATCTACCTTTGAGGTAGAAGAAGATTCTAGTGGTAAGAAGAAGTTAACAGCTAACGTTCGTCTTATCAAATCCGGAATGTCTAAGAACCATCGTAATTATCGATCATCTGCACTTAAGGAATCAGTTAATCGTGGTATTTGGAATGGCGTTCGTATGTTCGCCAACCACAGTAAGACTGTTCCACTTCAACGACCTATGAATGAGATGGTAGCTGCTATCGAGAGTACTGCTTTCGATGAGAAAGCAGAATCCGTCGAGGCAAAGGTTGTTTTCTTCAATAAGGACTTCTATGAATTTGCTGAGAGAGCTAAGGAGTACATGGGAGATTCGATCAATGCTATGGTTCAAGGTACTCGAGTTAGAGATGGCACAGGGCGGGTTACGGAGGACATCCATCGTATAGTTCAACCGCACTCAGTTGACTTTGTGATCTATCCTGCCGCTGGTGGGATGATTCACTCATTTGAAGGTGAAGGGGATATGATAGATTGGGCTCAGATCACGGCTAAGGATATCCGTGAGAATGCTGCCGAGGTCTATGCCGCTATTAAGGCAGAAGTTGAGGCAGATAATAAGATAGACGATAAGAAGCCAGTTGACCAG